TATGTAGGTGGTTCTAGTCAAGCTACAGTATCGTGGAATTGGCGTGGCAACGGAGCTGGTTCTTCAAACACAGACGGAAGTATAACATCAACAGTTTCAGCTAATACTACAGCAGGTTTTTCGATTGTTAAATGGACAGGAAATTCAAGTAATGCCACGATAGGACACGGACTTGGGGTAAAGCCGTCTATGATTATAATTAAGTCGTTAGCAAATACTACATTTTGGATGACGTATCATTCATCTCTTGGTAACAATAGTGAAATTTATTTAAACAGAGCAGATTATGGCGCGTCAGCTTCATCAACAGCTTGGCAAGACACAGACCCAACTTCATCAGTATTTTATGTAGGTGGTAGTGGTGGTGATGGAGTAAATGTAAGTGGAGATTATGTAGCTTATTGCTTCGCAGAAAAAATCGGTTACAGTAAAATAAATTCCTACGTAGGTAATGGTGGAAATAATAATGAAGCACCATTTATTTACACCGGATTTAAACCAGTTTGGTTTCTTGTAAAAAAATCAAGTGCAGCTGGAGAAGATTGGGCTATTTATGATAATGCAAGAAATCCATTTAATAAAGTTGATGAAGCATTATTTCCAAGTGAATCATCAGCAGAAACAAATGTAGGTAATGGTATAGATTTTTTAAGTAACGGCATAAAAATTAATGATGATGGTGGTGAATTAAATACTTCAGGTGCAACATATATTTATTATGCGATTGGACAAAGCATAGTTGGCAGTAACAACGTACCAGCAACTGCGAGGTAGTTATGTGGTTTAGTGCTTTAAAATTAGGCGTTAATGCCGCCTCTCACATTTATAAGAAGCGGCAAGAAACCAAAATGGCTATGGCAGATGCACAACATATGCATGCTGCTAAAATGGCTAGGGGAGAAGAAGCTTATCAAGGTAAGCTGTTAGAGGCGAGACAATCGGATTGGAAAGATGAATTTGTATTAATTATACTTTCGGCTCCAATTTTGATTTTGGCTTGGGCAGTTATAAGCGACGATCCAACTGCTATGGATAAAATGAAATTATTTTTTGAATATTTTTCTGAATTACCTAAATGGTTTACCAATTTATGGATATTAGTAGTTGCTAGTATTTATGGTATAAAGGGTACACAAATATTTAAAGGTAGTAGTAAAAAATAAAATTTAAAATTATAGGGTGGTATAAAAGCCACCCTGTAATTATTAGAAATATTTCTTAATCATTTCTAATTGATCATCATATTTAGATATAATTTCTAATTCTTTTTCTATAGTTTCAACAACATCAGGATGTTCAGCTATTCCTGCTCCTTTTTGTAATAATACAATTACATTTGCTTTATGTTTCTCTATATGTCCTTTAGCATGTGATTTTAATGCTAATATTAATTGTTCCATCATAATTTATACCTTATACATTGTGTATTTAACAGTTAATTCCTCACCTTTTTTAATTAGTCTATTCGTGACTAAATATATTCTTTCATCATATATACAACTTTCTTTTGCTTTTATACAATTTGGTTTATTATTGTGATTAATAAATCCACCTAATGGTGTTCTAATAACTTCATTAGGTTCAATTATTATACGCATCATACCTAAATTAATATTTTTCTTTATATCTTTAGTAGCAAATAATCCTAATCCTTCAATTTTAGATTTTTTTATCGTTAAGTTATTTGGTAATGGTTTATATTTCATAGATCCTTTATTAATGAGCCTTTTTGCCAGGTTGCTCAGCTGGTTCGGTTTACTAGTAGTGATGTAGGCTGAGAGAGGAAAAGCCTTTATAATCATCTCCTACCATTGTCTGTTAGCTGTTGCCAAAAAAAATGGTCTTACTTACAGTTCTAACTTCTAACCGAAACTGGTTAAAGCACTTCCTTAAAAGCTATATTATTTATATTATAATTTAGTCTTCCTGTGCTTACATTATAAGTTGCTTGTCCACACATACCTGTATCACCACTAAATCTAGATTTTAATACAGCAAATTTAACTATATTTCTATCAGATTTTTCAGCTGCCATCATGTTTCTAGCAAAACCTACAATGTCAAAACTTATTTGTTTTATACTTCCAGATCCCTTAATAGAATCTAAATTTGGCATAACACCTTCTTCAAATGATTTACCTTCTCCAGAACTTTTTCTTAAATGAGAAATTAAAGTTAAATGAATATTATACCTTTTAACTATTTTTAATAAAGATGACATAACTTTATCTACAGCTTCATTACCTGTTGCTCCATCAATACCTTCACTAACAGCAATTGTTATGTGATCAAGTATTAAATAATTACAACCTAATGCAGCTAAATATTCTATACGATCTAATAAAGAATTATCGGCTACAGATCCTTGATGATCTAAAAGTATTAATCTTTCATCTTTAAATACTTTATCGTAACCAAGTCTGGCTTCTTCATCACTTACATCACCAGGCATTCTAATATTTTTATTAATAGACATACCAATTAATTTAGTAGCTGTATCACCAATAGATTCTTCTAATGATATTAAACCAATTTTATCTTCAGTTTTATCTAATAAATTTAAAATAGTTTCTTTAACAACAGTTGATTTACCTGAGCCTGTACCAGATGTAAATAAAGTAATTTCACCTAATCTCATTCCAAATAATTTATCATTTAAACCTTTTAAACAATCAGGATATGGAATTGATTTAACTTCAGATCTTTCCTTAAATGCTTGCCATATTTTTTCTCCTGAAACAAAATTATCAGGTTTATAAGCTTTAGCACCCCATACATCTTGTAAATATTCCTCACCTAAATCTTTTGTTAAGGCATCATTAGCATCTTTATGAACGCTATTTACAATATGTGTTTTACCTGGCTTAATAATATGTGCAACATCTTTTGCTGCCTCAATACCAAACTCATCATTATCAAATGCTAAAAATACTTTTTCATATTTATTAACAAATTCTAAATTAGATGCAATATTTCTTCTAGCACTTTGGGCTCCATTAACAATTGATACAACATCAAATTGAGCCTTAGCTTTTGTAAGCATTTCTAATATTGATAAACAATCTATTTCACCTTCTGTAATAACTAGGTTTTTTCTTTTACCACTATTACATTGATTAAATAATTCAGGAACTTCTGCTTTACCTATACTTCTAAATTCTTTAGTAGCAACTATTCTTTTCTTATACGCTTTAACCTTTTTATTTACTGTTATAGGATAGAAATGACTAACAATATTTCTTTTATCATCATATTCTATTTTAACACCAGCATTATATAAAACCTTTTTGGATATATTTCTAAATGTATCTATTGGTAATTGACCTATCTCATCCAAAGTTAACTGTGATTGTACAACATTAAATTCAATATTTGTATCTTCTGTTCCAGATGCAGTACTTTTTTTACAACTAAAGCAATATGTAGATCCATCAGAATAAACAGCATTTGCATCTGATGATCCACAAGGTTCACAGCTTGTGTGTTTTATAAACGTGGTATTTTTACCCATAAAGTTCCTCTCTTTTTATTTTATATCTTTTTGTTGCCCATTTAACAAATTTTTTTATATCCCTGCCATTAGCAGAAGTCATCATTAAATTTGCTATATTGGTAACAAATTCTACATTACCTTTTATATATCCTAATCTTGGATTTATTCTATCCAATGTTGGACTTAATTTTCCTAAGCTAATATTAGCCACTTTCATTTTATATCCAAGAATGGGGCATATACAAGTTTTAGGAAATATTTTTTCCAAATAATCAGATGATAAATTAAATGGCAGATTTTTAAGTCTAGCCCGCCTTTTAGAAGCCTTACATGCAGTAACAGCAATACCTCTAATAGATGTATTATATTTTCTCTGATTAAATGCCATTTATATAACCTTTCCAATAATCTATTGACCATTTGGAATGATCTTTAAAATCTTTTATAAGATATAACATTGTGCCCATTACATTTAATCTTGCTTTAAAATCCTTAGGATAATGTGTTTTATAAGCTTTAATAATAGCTTTAAATTGATCTTTTAAATTTTTATCTTTTAAAATTCTATTTGCTTTTACTGGACCAACACCTTCAATACCTGGTATATTATCAACAGCATCTCCTGTTAATAATTGTTGGTGAAAAAATTCTATTCCTTCAACTCTGGATACAACAGATAAATTATTGTATAATAAATTATAAAATAAACCTCCAATGGTTTTCCAATCCTTATCTAATGTTATAAGCATATATAATTGATTATTTTTAATATATTTAAATGCTTCAACAGACGCTGTATCATCAGCTTCATAATTAGGTATCATAGTAGGTTTATATTGTCTAACCACATGATCACGACACTCTAAATAATTTTCAGGCTTTTCTCGTCTTTTACCTTTATATTGTAAAAAGTTTTGTTTTAATTCTTTTCTAAAATTACCACCACCTGAAATATGTAAACTATATACATCACAAGCAGTATTCATTTTTACTTCATCATATATTTTATCAAATGTTTTTCTAACATCTAATTCTTCTTTTATAGCTTTATTGCAGGCTCTGTATATTAATACATCACCATCTACAATACCTATTATTTTATTAGTGGGTTTCATACCAGTTATTTCCTTCTTTAGCATCTCCTGCCATTTGTATATTTAATTCTAATTCCTTAGTAATAAAATCACCAAATGAATAAGATAATATTTCTTTTACTCTTTTAATATTTTGTGGTTTAGTTTGAACTTGAACTTCATCATGAATTAAACCTAACATATCAACATTTAATTTTTCCTCTTTAAACATTTTAAAAGCATTAACAACAGCTGATTTAACTGTAATAGCTTCATATGCTTGTAATAAATAATTTAATAATTTAAATGAAGATTCAGCATATATCTTTCTTCCATCTAATGCTGGAATAAATCCCATACCATTTTTATTTTGTGTTGTATAAAAAAATTTATTTAATCTATTATTTAATTCTTTTAATCCAGGAAAGGCAACATATAATTTATTTTTAATTTCTTTACCCTTTTCTAAATCTTCAACTCCATTTACCATTTTACCTAATTTAGCAAAACCGGCACCAAAAATTGTAGCGTATAATAAACTTTTTGCTAATTGTCTATCAACTCCTACAATATCAGCTGTTCTTTGATGTATATCACCATTTAAAACATGCTCAGTTATATCCTTATTATTTAAATAATGACACAATGCTCTAATTTGATTACCTGCACTGTCACAACCAACCATAACTTTACCATCATCGGCTGTAAATAATTCTCTCATTTCTTTTCCAAAAAATGAATTAACATTTGGTACATTTACTATTTTAGAATGTCTTTGTCTAAATGTTGGTGTTCCTACATTAAAAGCTTCAACATAAACACGACCATTATTTTCTTCAGCTAATTCAATCCAACCTTTTAAAACTGAATGTCTGGATCTTAAACTATAATAATGTAATATTTGTTTACCTAAATCACCTTTAACTGTATGTATACTATCCTGAGTTATTTTAGGTTCACCCTTTGGTGTAAATTGTGTAGGTTTCCAACCACTATCTAATAACATACCTCTAACTTGTTCCATATTGCCTAAATCAGCTGGTATCATTTCATATCTTTGAAATGTATCATTACTGTTCCATTTATGGGTTTCATGAGCTTGTATTTCTTGTCCTAAAAATTGAGATAACATTCTACATGTTACTGAACTAAAATTACCATTTCTAATATATTTAGCTGTTTTAGGCTCTTTATCTATAAATACTTTTCTAGGCTTTAATATTGGATTAACTTTGTCTTCAATTTTTTTCATTTCAGCAGTTAAATATTCATAATGTTTTTTAGCTAATAATAAATTAAACTTCCATTTATTTTTAACTTGATCAGAACATAATTCTGCTATAGCATGTTCAGTTTGTAATGCCCTTTTATAAGTAGGTCTATTTGCTATAAGTTCATGTGCCTCTTTAACTACATAATTATAAACTTTATGATTTAAATTAACATCTTGAATAGCATATGTTTTCATTGCCTCTGAATATTTATCAAATTCTTTAAAATCACCTTTAGCATCATTTAATATTTTACCAAAATTTCCTAATGAATGCTTTCCCTCTCTTTTATAATTATTCATTTGAGATAATATCATTGTATCTATAAATTTAATATTACTTGGTTTCCAATTTAATAATTTATTTAATACAACATTATCATAAGCAATAATATTGTGACCAATAAGTACTTCTGCTTTATTTAAATATGGTATTAATTCATTTAACGGTTTACTATTTGGATCATAATCACTAAATGTAACTATTTTATTTGTTTCTATATTTTTAGTAACTGCTATCCAAATATTACTAACTGTATCTACTAAACCGTTTGTTTCAATATCATATATTATTTTCATATTTTAATTTTTCCTTAAAGTAATTATACACCTGTGCATAAAGCATTTCCTGTGTACTATTATTGTTAAAAACCTTTGGCAATTCAACACCATCTAATCCTCGTTCCGAAGCATGATCATCACCATTATATCCTGGTCTATAAACACCAACACAAAAACCGTGATTTCTAATCATATCTAATTCATTTTTAAACCTTACATCAGGTATAACAATATTTTCTTCTATATTTTTAATTTTATTTTCTAATATTTTAATCCATACATCTTTATGTATTTCATTTCTAAAAGCCATACCAATTTTTTGTAACATATCTCTTGGAGATAAATAAAACCAACCTGGCATAGGCTCCTCTCTAAATATTCTTTCACCATTATCACCAGATAATATAGCTTGATCTATACCAAATGTTTGATGAACAAGATCCTTAATTGGTTGAGCAAATGACATTTTTTTAAATCCAAAATTTGTTTGTAATACATTTGCTACTGTATCTTTTCCTGCACCTTTATATCCTGCAATTCCTATAATCATATTATTCTCCTATAAAATAAGTTTTTTTATCTTTTTCCATACAAGTATGAGCAAATATAGGTTTATCATTATAATAATAATAACCCCACGGCTCCATATTTCCTTGTTTATAATTTTTATTATCTTTCCAAATAACTGTTTTATATAATATATCCTCACAAGTTTCACCTAAATTAATTTTAACAGGTATATGAATATTATCTCCATTTATAAACCATAACATTAATATAATTATTTTCATTAATGTACCGTTTCAACTTTTTTAATTGTATATAAATAATTACAAGGATAACTTTTTCTAAACTCATCATCAATATGAGCTTCTTTAAATATTAATTCTAAATCCTCTTCCTCTAAATCTTGTAAATCTAATACCATACCAACAGTAATAATTGCTTCTATTTTTTTAGTATTATTATTTATTAAGCCAACTTTTTGACCCTCTAATGGTAAATAATATCTTCTAACTTCAGATATTTTTTTACCTGACTTAATTAAATCTAACCATTTTTTATCAATATTAAATGTGTGTAATTTAAACATATTTTCTAGCATATTCTCCTTTAATTCTGTAAGGTATAGAATTAGCTGGGCGATTAAACCCAGCTAAAAACTATTTAATTTACTAAATTACGTCTTTGTCTGTATCAATAGCTGAAAATTCTATTTTGTCAGCATTTTGATATTCAACTATTTCAGTAATTTGCAATGCAAGTAATTGTGTTGATATGCCTTTTTTACCCATATACTCATAAGGTTTAAATTTAACTTGTACATTTCCTTTGGATCCATTTCCAATAGTACTTGTATCAAGTATTGGCTGTAATGATTTATCAACAACAGGTGGTGGAGCAGTATTATATTTACCATCGGCATCAGCATAAATTTTCTTTTTTAATGCAGCCGTGTAAACAACACCACCGTTTTCTTCGGCTGGTTTTACATTTATACCAGCTTTTTTCCAAGCCTCAGCATTTTTCTTATCTGTAGTTTTTACAGTACAAGAATATTGAGGGGATTTCTTATCAAAACCCATATCAGGGTTTTTAGGGTCTAATTTAACCCAACTTAGTTCTACACTATTTAATAGCATATTTATTTTCTCCTTCTTTATATATTAATTATCATCTAACGAATTTGGAATATTTGCATCCATATTATCTTCATGTTTACATCCATCCGCATCACAAGGTCCACAATTTATACACAAACAAGCACATGAAAATTCATCAGGCCTTGTTGTGTTTTTGCACTCCTCGCATTGATAGTCTACACGCATATTATCCTCCTTTATAAATAACTAATCTATTTATTAAGCCAATACACTAGGAGGATTTAAGCATATTGGCCAAATAAATAGACTAATTAATTTGTTAGTTGATAGATTCTCTGTAAGGTATAGAATTTGAATTCCTATTTCTATGTCTTACAGAAA